TCCTGAAATAATATCTGGTTTCGAACATCATAATGTAGACCAAGTATTATACTACTGGCCTACATATCCAAATGATATGAGACAGCACTTTGATACGAGAGATTTAAAAAAAGTAACTGATTACAAAAATAAAGATTGGGATTTTGTATACACATATTTACCAGAACACACATTACAATTAGAAAATCACTTTTACAATCTAACTAATTGCAGACCAATTATATTTGGATATGATGCTTATATAGAAATACCAAAGACAACAGGCTACGAATCAAGTTTGCTTAGACATCATTATGCTGGTTTGATGTCTATGAACAGTTGCGGTGTAAACTCACAAGCAGTAAAAGATACTATTATAGAACACGCACCAAGTTGTTTGCCAGATAAAGATGTAGAGATACTAAAAGATAAGATAGAACCTTTACCTCGTGGTTGGGATAATGTAGAAGGCCCACGAAAAAAACCACAGACAAAACCTAAAATAATTGTGTGGAATCACAGGGCTAATAGTTACAAAAGTTATCCTTGGTTTTTACAACAGATGGATAGGTTATGGGAACAAAGAAAAAATTTTATATCGTGGGTTCCACTTGCTGATACGATGGATAGAGATTATATCTATAACAAAAAGTTTGATAGACAAGGATACTTCACAGAACTATCTAAGTGTTGGGTTGGTGCGTGTGGACAATCGCATCATACAGGTTGGGCTAATTCTGCTTCTGATGGAATGGCGGTAGGTGTACCCTACATCTTTTATGATGCTAATTACTACTCACAATATGCTAAAGATGCTGGAATATACTTCAAAAAAGACGATGAGTTTATAAAAGAAATGAATAATATATTGGATGATGGAGAATATAGAAAATTGTATTCTATAAAATCAGAAACTTTAGGAAAACAAAATTCTTGGACAGAGATTATAAAACAATACAATAATCATTTTGTAGAAGCAGAGAAAAAATTAAAAATGGTAAAAAAAGAAACCGAAGGATATAAGAAAGTATTTGATTACATCCACAAAAGAGGTTCGGTAACAAAAAGGGAAATATTAGAATATGTTAATTGGGGTAGAGGAATACCATTTAACATATATAGAAATAGGCTTAGACAAGAGCCAACAATCAAATTAACTAAGTATGGATATGAGGTTAGATAATGTTAATAGTAATAGTATACAGTGAACAATTTACAGATAACGCAAAATCACTTAGTGATGCTGTAAAACAAAGATGGTCAGATGCTAGTGTAAATCTGATGGGAACCTTCGGTAAATCAGAAAGTTTCAGTAGGTATCAGGTTCAAATAGATAGAGATGTAATCTATCATAGTGATTCGGTAACAGATAATAATTCAATAATAAATCTAATAGAGGAGAGGTTATAATGAAACAACTCACAGAACAACAGATAGTAGATAATTGGAATAAGTTAATGAAACTTATAGAGGATACATTCGAAGGAGATAGATTAAAGAAGCTAAAAACTATGTATACTTACTTCGAAGATAGAATGTCAGTAGCACCTGCTAGTGGTAAAGCACATTATCACAATGCTATGGTGGGTGGATATGTAGAACATGTATTGCATGTAACTGATTGCGCTGTTCAAATTAAGAAGTTGTGGGAGTCTAATGGCGCTGAGATTAACTTCACCGATGAGGAACTTATCTTTGCTGCTCTACATCACGACTTAGGTAAGGTTGGTGATTTGAATCAAGACTATTATATCCCACAAGACTCCGAATGGCATCGTAAGAATAGGGGTGATATATTTAAACACAATCCTAATCTTCAATATATGTCAGTTACGGATAGAGCAATTTTTCTTTTAAATCATTTCGGTATCAAAATGTCACAATGGGAATATATCGGATTAAGACTTACCGATGGTATGTATGAGGAAGCAAACAAAACATATTATATGTCTTATAATCCTGATTGGGCATTGAAATCTAATATAGCGTACATACTTCATCAAGCTGATATGATGGCAACACATATTGAAGGTGATGAGTGGAGACGAGCAGATGAGGAAGTAAGTAACAATTTTAAGAAAGCAGTTGTTACCGAAGAAAAACCACAACCATCACCAAAGTTAAGTGAGAAATCGCAAGACTTATTTGATGAGCTTTTCGGAGATAAGTAATGATAGTAGAAATACTTTTAGTATTAGTAACTTTGTTATTCTTTACATCTTGCTATGTTATTTGGAATATAAATACAAAGCTGGAATTTTTAGAAGATTGGATATCAGACTTTATTAATACTATAGAAAAAGTTCAAACAGATTTGAAAACAATAGATTACAGAGGTTCATTTGAGGCAGATGACGAAACAGGTGTAATCTTTGAACAAATAAAAACAATAGTAAGTCAATTAAACAGATTCAAAGGAGAAGAACAGTAATGGCAACAGCAGTTACATCAAGCATACAAAACAAAAAACCACCAGTAAAAAGAAGAAGAAAAAGAAAGAAGAAAGGTAAAAATTATTATTTTAATATAGGAACTGAAAAAGCAATCATCCGTTACAATAAAACAGATGATCCTGGTTTGAAAAATATAATTTACAATGAACATATTGCCAAAGCATTTGATAAGTTGGCTGAAAATATTATACACACATTTAAGTTTTATTACTTTGATGTTTCTTCTGAGGAAGTGAAGCATGAGGTAGTTTCTTTTATGGTTATGAACATGCATAAATTCAAAGAAGGTAAAGGTAAGGCATTTTCTTACTTTAGCATTGTAGCTAAAAACTATCTCATACTACATAATAACAAAAATTATAAGATGGGTAAAATACATTCTGAGATGAGTGTTTTAGATTACAAAAGAAATCTTATGGGTGAATCTCACGATTCTGAATCTGCGCAGAAAGCTACTCTATTCGTAGATGAACTACAAAGGTTTTGGGATGCTAACCTAACTAATATATTTCGTAGAGATAAAGATATCAGAGTTGCTGATTCAGTATTACATATATTTCGTATTAAAGAGAATATTGAAAACTTTAATAAGAAAGCTCTGTACATTCTTATTAGAGAAATGACAGGCTCTAACACACAACACATTACTCGTATAATCAATGTTATGAAAAAGTATAACAAAAGGTTACAACATGAGTTTGACAAATATGGAATGGTTGATGTGAGTCACACAGGCTCACTTGTGAATGATTAAAAAAAAGGGGAGTAAAAACTCCCCTTTTCTGTTTTAGAACTACTTACGGAACAAACCCACCAACACCAACAGAGCGACCAGCCCAGCAAATCCGGACTGTCCGAATGTGTTTATGATTGATGTTAGGTTACCAATAACGTTGACACCAAAGACACCAGTACCAAATATTACTTCTGATATAGCGCCTATAGCTACAAAAGACATCATTAGATGAGCTAAGTCATCTATATATCCTTTTACCATTGTTATTACTTCCTTCATGTTTATCTCCTGTTAGTTAACAAAAAAGGGTTTTTCACCCTATTATAAATATAATATATATTTATCAAAAGTTGTAAACCAACATATTTATATATAACCACAAATCTATATAAATTTATCAAATGGAGTATATTATGGCTAGTGACTATGAGATATTTGAAGGTAAATCTTTATCTGGTTTATTTAAAGATATATACGAAAACACAAAAACTAATAAAACACAATTAGAAGTTCTTATGAAAGAAGTTGTTGGTTTTATAAAAGATGGTGATACAGCGGTTCAGATAATCCCTATGTTAAAGGAGTATTTGGAAATTAATGTAAAGAATGATGACCAATTAGTAAAGGTAGCTGCTATCGTACAGAGAATTATAGCTGCTGAAAACAAAGGTGGTTCAGAAGATGAGTTTGGTTTATCAGATGCTGAAAAAGAACAACTTATGGGTGCTATAGAAGATGCTGCTACAGATTTACAAACTCATTCAGATGAAATAACAGAAGATATGAAAAGGATTGAAAATTAATGCCACTTTTCAAAAGAAAAAATAAATCTAAAAGAAGAACCGATACTGGCGGATTCACAACTTATGATGATGTCTTTCAGATTGTAAAAGAAGAAATCAATGACGCTGTTGAATTTTATGAAATAGAACCAGCTATAGTAAAGCAAATACTTTTAGACCCTAAAGATTTTCCAACTAAAGATATTCAAAATGGATTAGAACAGATACCAGATTACTCATACTTTGGAACTATTAGGGCTAGGTTTGCTGAAAGTCAAGAAGATGATGATGAGATTGATGAGTACATAAAACCTTTATCACCACATATGGTTGCTTATCCGTTAGTAGGTGAAGTGGTTAATGTAGCTCAACATGGAAATCAAAAATATTATTACCAACCACTTAATATGGGGAACCATGTAAATATGAATGTTGCTAATAATACTCCTACAGACCCAAAAATAACTGCGCAGACTACAGAGTTCAATAGATTTTTATACAGTGAATATGGTGATTTAACTATCAATGGTAGGTTTGGTAATGGTATTAAATTAGGTAGTGATCCTCAATTTCTATATCCAGATATAAAAATCACAAACAGACAATCTGTTACGGGACATAAGGTAGAGGATGAATATTACCCTCACGCACAGAATATAAATGCTGATGGTTCGTCTATTTTTATTACATCTGGTCCTGCTAGAAGGTCAGATGCTTTAATACCTGCTTGTTTCACATTAACAACTCCTGATGTATTAGATGGTGATATGATTACACTTAATTCAGATAGATTAGTTTTTAATTCTAAAGGAACGGATGTACATATGTTTGCTAATAGAAATCTTAATTTATCAGCTAATGAAGAAATAAATTTAGAATTAGGTATAAATTCATTTGGCGGTAGAATAACATTGGGTGATGCAGAATCCACAAATCCGATGGTGTTGGGAAGTCAGTTAGAAGACTTATTTGAAGAACTTTTTTCATCAGTTATAAGCTTTTGTAATTCAGTTTCTAGTGCGACTGGTATTGCTGAAGTTGGTGATGCTTCAGATACTATGTTAAAAGAAATGGAAAGAATGAAAATAAATATGCCAAAAATACTAAGCGATACAGTTTATATTTGTGAAAACCAAAACGAAGAAATAACTGAAATAAACGAAGTAGAGGGCGAGGTAGAACAAATAATTCAGGTTGCAGGGGTGAGAGATTAGTTATGAGTGCTGTATCAGATAAAATAAAAAGTCTTATTAAAACAGTTATAGATTTTCCAAAAGTTGAAATTGGTAAAAAATTAGATACTATAGTAAAGAATGTGAGGTTAGGAAAAAAAGAAGGAAAAAATATAGATAAGTTGGTAAAGCAAATTAAAGATGTAGAGGACAAAATTGAGTTAGTACAAAATTCTGTAAAAACAATTAATTCTGTTTTGAAAAGTTTAGAAGCATCTAAAAAAGCTGCACAAGCTTCTGAAAAAGCAGCGACTATTGGAGCTGCTTTAAATCCAGCAGCAGCTGCTATAACTGTAGCACAAAAAGTTATAATTGATAAAGTTGAGACAGAAATAAAAGAAGCTAAAGATGCTGTAAATGTTGTTCCAAGTCTGATACAAAACTTTGAAACTTTTAGTAAGGAAACTAAAGCTAAATTAAAAAAAGTACAAAAAGAGCAAGAAACAAAGGATGCTATAAAGGAACAAAGAGAGATAAAATTAAATTCTTAATATTTATATATAAATAGGAGTTATCATGTCAAATACCAAAAAAATAATAAGTTTAATTAGAGAAATAGTTAAACAAGAGGTACAAAAAGAGGTAAGAAAGATACTTATTAGTGAAGGAGCTAAGGCTATATCTAATAATGTAAATGATGTACCTAAAGTAATACCTACATCTGTTCCTCAAAAAACTAAACCTAAAGAAGTAAGTTATACTAAGAACCCTACACTAAACAAGATACTAAATGAAACTGCTCGTGGAGAGGAGTTTGAAGAGTATCCAACAATGGGTGGTGGGACATTTGATAGTTCAAGAATGGCTGATGCTATGGGTTATGGTGGAATGTTAGGTAGTGCTGAAGAAAAGAGAAAAATGGGAGCAATACAAACAGCACAAGCTGCTGGTGTAGATACATCAAGTGAAGCAGTACAGAATGTGATGCAGGACTTAACAAAAGATTATAGAGGTGTAATGAACGCATTAAAAAAGAAAGATGGTAAATTGTAATGAGTATAGTTGAAAATGATATTAATGAAGATGTTTATATTGGCTTAGAGTTACCTTTAACTCACACATCAACTGGATTTTTCAATAGAACTAAAACTGCTTTGGAGCAAGCTAAATCTAATATCAAAAATCTGTTGCTAACAAATAAAGGTGAGAGATTGGGTAATCCTACCTTTGGTACAAATTTACTTAGATTAGTATTCTCACAAGAAAATACTGATTTGGAAAGTAGAGTTGAAGAAGAAATAAGAGCTGCTATGAGTGAATTTTTACCATATATAAACATACGAAGTATTGAAACATCATTTTCAGATACTAACATAAATCAAGCAATTGTAAGGATAATATTTACACTTAATATAGATTTATCAGAGGATGAAGAATTGACTATAGATTTATCAAATTACAATCAAGGATAATGGGAGAAATTAAATGCCATATTCAGTAAATAAAAAATCAGTTAAAGAAGTTAGATACCTAAATAAAGATTTTACATCTTTTAAGGACAATCTGATTGAGTTTACTAAAATATATTTTCCAAATGCATATAATGATTTTAATGAGTCATCGCCAGGTATGATGTTTATTGAAATGGCATCTTATGTTGGAGATGTTCTTTCTTACTACATTGACAATCAATTTAAAGAGAGTTTACTATCTTTTGCTGAAGAGAAAAGAACTGTATATAATATGGCTCAATCACTAGGTTATAAGCCAAAAGTATCTTCAGCCTCTTCGGTTGATTTAGATATCTTTCAAACTGTTCCTGCTATTTCAAGCGGTGCTGGTGATAGTTACACAACTAAACCTGATTTGAATTATGCTATGAATTTAAAAGCTGGTATGGAACTATTATCTGATACAGGTATAACATTCACAACTACGGAGGATTGTAATTTTAAGTTTTCTAGCTCATACGACCCAATGACAATAACTGTATATGAAAGTTCTAATAATGTTCCTGTTACTTACTTATTAAAAAAAGGTGTTAGGGCATCTAGTGGAACAACAGATACAGAATTTTTTACTTTTAATACTGCAGAAAAATATAAAAGAATATCATTAGGTAGAACTGAAGTTTTAGAAATACTTTCTTGTAAAGATAGTGATGGTAACGACTGGTATGAGGTTCCCTACTTAGCTCAAGATACAGTGTTTACGGATATGGAGAATACATCCAAAAATGATGACCAACTATACACTTACTCAGACCAAGCGCCATACCTTTTGAAACTATTGAAGACATCAAGAAGATTTACGACATTTATTAGAGAAGACAATAAAACAGAAATAAGATTTGGTGCTGGAACATCTGATAGTCCTGATGAAGAAATAGTTCCAAATCCTGATGAGGTTGGTTCTTCTTTGCCAGGTTCACCAACTTATCTGAACACAGCTTTTGATCCCTCTAATTTTTTAGCAACTAAGGCATATGGACAAGCTCCATCAAACACACAACTAACGATAAGATATAGATATGGTGGTGGTGTCGGACATAATGTAATAGCAAATAGCATAAGAACTATTCAATTATCAAATATCGAATTAGACGACACAGGATTAACTACATCATTAGTCAATAGTACAAAAAATTCAATAGCAGTAAACAATCCGTTACCAGCTATGGGCGGTAGGTCTGCAGAAAGTATAGTAGAAGTTAAAAATAATGCACTGGCTTACTTTCAAGCACAACAAAGAGCAGTTACTAAAGAGGATTATATAGCTAGAATTTATGCTTTACCACCTAAGTATGGTAATATAGCAAAAGCTTATATTGTACAAGATAGTCAATTGGACAGTAGTTCAGGTGCTAACTCTGATGCTAGAATATCAAATCCACTGGCATTAAATCTATATGTTTTAGGATTTGATTCATCTAAGAGATTGGGTACTGTAAATAGAGCAGTCAAAGAAAATATACAAACTTACCTAACTCAGTTTAGAATGGTAACAGATGCTGTAAATATTAAAAACGGATTCGTTATTAATATAGGAGTAAAATTTAATGTAAATACAAAAGTTGGTTACAACAAAGAAGAAGTTGTATTAAGAGCAATACAAAAAGTAAAAGACTTTTTTAACATAGACAAATGGCAAATAGGACAACCAATTGTTTTAGCTGATTTAGCATATCAAATATCTTTAGTAGAGGGTGTAGCTGCTGTTGTTCCACCTGAAGAAGATAATCCAAATGGACATCCAGTTTTAATTACTAATAAATTTAAACTTGGAGATGGGTATTCAGGAAATGCCTACGATATAGTTAGTGCTACAAGAGATGGAATTGTTTATCCATCCTTAGACCCAAGTATATTCGAACTAAAATTTCCTAACATAGATATTGAAGGTAGGTCAGTAGGTAGTTCATCAGGAGGTAACTAATGCATTATTTTATTTTTCCAGATATTGATACAACTTTATACGAAGCTAGTGGTAGTGCTAATGCAGGTTTAGATGAGATTTTAGAAATACAAAAAACTATGAATAGTTCTGGTGGTAATGTCAAAGTTTCTCGTATACTTATGAAATTTGATTTAAGTGAAATTTCATCGTCTATAGTAAATGGAACCATAGCAACAGACGCTAAATATTATTTAAACTTATACGATGCTGGTTCTGAAAATTTAAATACAAGTCAATCTTTATTTGCTTATCCAATTAGTCAGAGTTGGGTTGAGGGACAAGGAACTTTTAATGACGATCCTCTAACATTAGAGGGTGCTAGTTGGAAATATAGGGATGGGGTAGCTCAAAAAACATATTGGTTAGGTGCTGGTCAGTCTGCTGTTTCATCATCAGGAGGAGCTTGGCATACCGATGTGTATGCAACACAATCTTTTGTGTATGAGTCAGACGATATGAGAATGAATGTTACTCCAATAATAAGTAAATGGTTAGATGGTACTTATCCTAATCATGGATTTATAATAAAAAGAAGTGGTAGTTTTGGAAATGAAAATAGTAATGTAGACGAAGGAAATACGGACAGATTGGGTAATTTTAAATTCTTTTCAAGACAAACCCATACTATATACGCTCCAAAGTTAGAAGTTGAATGGTTTGATACAAAATGGAGTACTGGTAGTTTATCTGCTTTATCTTCAACAGAGTTAGAGGATATGACAGTTTATATGAAAAGTTTAAGACCTGAATATAAGGAAGGTTCTAGAGTAAGGTTTAGACTAGTAGGTAGAGCAAAGTATCCAACAAAATCTTACTCAAATACAGCATCTGAATACTTAACTGCAAAATACTTACCTAGTGGTAGTAAAGAAAATGTAGGTAGTGGTTCTAGTGGTGGAAATGGTGCTTACTACTCAGTAAAAGATGCTCAAACCGAAGATGTAATTATACCTTATGGTACGGGCTCTCTCATAAGTTGTGATTCTACCGGTAACTACTTCAATCTTTGGATGAACGGATTACAAGCAGAACGATATTACAAATTTGAGTTTAGAGTTATTAGTGGAAGTAATACAGTTGATGAAACCGTACAACATTTCGATGATGATTTTGTATTTAAAGTAGTGAGATAAAAAATGCCTTACACACAAGAGGAATTGAAAAAACTTTCATTTTATCAAGAACTGGTCAATGAAGATGAACAACAATACTTACAAAAAAAAGAAGCTTTAGAAAGAGAAGCTGCTATATCAGGATCTTCTAACGATGGTGGGTTATTGTTAAGAGATGAGTCCAATGCTGTTTTAATTTTTGAAGACCCATACAAAAACGAACTATTAGAAGATGAATCTTCTAAAGTAATTTATGATTTAAGAGTTAGAAAATTAAAGACAAGTCAAAAAGATACTATTCTTGATGACATCATAGATAGAAATATTAGAGAATTATAATGGCTAGTAAATTAACTAAAAGAGATATAAATATACTAGATGCAAACAATTTTGATATTGTTGGCAATAAACCATACGAAGATGGTAAATGGGGAACTCATGCAGATAGGGACTTTGTTCATTTTCAAATATTCGATTCAAATAATAATTTAGTTCAGTATGAAAACTTGCCAGTATCTCAATTTTCATTAAATGTAAGTAATGATAATGTAGAATTTTATCCAGGCTCTCATATAAGAAGTTTGGGTTTTAATAGTGGAATATTTACTGTTAGATACAATTTTCTGAGGAAATTAGCCGGTGATGAATCCTCTGTATTAGTTCATACAGTAGATAAAAATAATACAGTAATAGGGGATGTATATACAAGCTATGATAAGTTGTATATAACTGAAGATGGAATTATCTATGCTGCTACTGAAAGAGATTACTTAGACAATCCAACGACTACAGAAGAATTAGCAATTCAAGATTTAAAATATCAAATACACGAAATATCTCCAAGTAGAACAGAGGTAAGATTACAAGCCAAACAAATAAATAGCTCTTACATTGATGATTTTGTAAATATACAAACTCCATATAATTTTAAAACTTTTGAGAATAAAATAAGTTTTCAAGGAAATTCTTTTGAAACTAAAGTTCTGAGCATTACGCCTGAAGAAAATGGATTTATTTTTTCACAACAAATGGTTGGTGGAACATTAATAATTCCTGATGTTTACAAAGTAGAGGAAGTATCTGTGCCTGTTACATCAGGATTAAATTTTATACAAAATAGTTCAGGAGAAGATGTTTTTACTGATAATTTAGGAAATGTAGAATTTCAAGGAAATAAATGGGGATGGGATGAGTCTCTACATGATGATGCTGTAAGGGCTGATAATTGGGAACCTGGATATAGAGATAATGGTGGCTTATTTGCTAATACTGCTCATATAGGATATCACGCAAAATGGGTACAGAGAGAAGGTATCGCTGGTGGAAATTGTATAAAATTTACCGACCAAAATGAAATTTTTGTTGGAGTAGATAATTGGCCTGAGGCAGCAGGTCCTTATAGACAACAAGCTATGTCACAGGTAATGTTGCCAATAGTAACTCAAGGTGCGAAAAATAATGATTTCGTAAATGTTAGATTTGATGTTAAAAGTACAGTTGCTAATAAAGGTGTTCGTGTTATTTTTAGTTACAAAATTGATGAATTACAAACAGAACCTAAACCACAAAATCCTCCTGATGGCTATTTTGATCCTGCTAATCCTGGCGCAACCGAACCACAACCAACAAGTCCACCAGATGGATATGTAGCTAATACAGAAGCAAATGCATCTGCTATAGAAGATAAACCACCACAATATGAGGATGCTATAAGAGCTAAGTATGGACAAAGTGTCCCAACACCGTTAGATTTAGCTATGGGAGAAAGTACGGTAATATGGGGTGGAGCTGGTGCTTGGAAAGTGGTTGATATAAAGCAAACTTCGTATGGCACTGCTGAGGGAGTAGTTATTGTAAATCAATATTTTTGGGCACCTAATCTAGCAGCAAATACGATGAACGGAACATTGAGTTCCGAGGGCGATTGGGTATGGACATCAGATCCTGAAAATCCCCCATACAGTGCTGGAGCATGGGTTGTTAATCCTGAAATAGCAAATTCTATGACACCACCGAATGGTACAGTTGCTGTGCCTGAAGCGGTAAACTTTCATCCAGCAGCTTTGCCAAATGATGGAGATGCATACTATCCAAGAAAAACAAAACGTGAATTAAATGACGGATGGCAAACAGCTACTGTAGTTGGGACTAATGCTACAAGTTTGTTGTTTAAAGATGATTTGATATGGGAACAAAAG